AGCACCATGAGCTTGTCAAGCTCCTTGTCGCTAAGTATTTTCATAATGTTGATATTGATTGTTTGATGAGGGTTTATATAATTATCTTTTTCACTAGAATACTACCCATTCTATAGGAATCTCCGAACAGTGTAATGCCTGTAAAACCTCTTTTTATGTTTCCTCTACTTACTGTTCTTACATTTCCATCAATGTGCAGAATTGTATCTCCGTGTGCTATAGATGATATATGAACCTCTTGAATTTTGCGCTTTACTTTCATGGCGATTATTTGATGAACATTAGATCCTCTGCTACAGATAGCTTGAAACAACTCTCAAACCACTGCCAGATTTCTTCTCGATCGGTTCCTTTTTCGAATACCTCTCCGGTATGAGTAGTGAAATCCTCGTCCAGACACCCATCATCATCGACGGGTGTATCCCCTAGCTCGTCCCACAGGCTTACAGCCACTTCCTTGCAGTCGATGTCGTTGCCAGCCCTGTACTTACATGCGGCCCCGAAACTCGAATCGCTCATTCTAAGCAATAAGATCTTGATTTCTTCATCGAAATTGTACGAACCGCCTTTACCTTTCGTGTACTTGGTTAGGATCGTGTTCTCCACGTAGTAAACCTTGTACCCTGCTGAGTCATCCTCGCAGAGCCTAAACTGCCCTACTTCTCTGAGTACTTTCATCTTATTAGCTCTCCTATGCAAAGGTTTTTAACTGATTTGTGAATCCCGATACTCTCGTCAAGAAAGTCAACAAGAAATGTCTTCTGGTCGTACCCTCTCATCTCGTTGAAAAGGTCGGACATCTGTTGACGCTGCCCATTTATAAGGCTATCGATGATGTAGTTGAAGAAGTCTTCTGCTTCATTGCCTAACTCGTACTCTTTTGCGAGTGTTGCTGCGAATTTTCTTGCCATGTTGATATTGATTAGTATCGATAAAACTCGATGTATGATAGATCCTTCGTGTACGATACTCGAAGTTGTGATCCAATTCCCCAGTATGCACCTCCTTTGTCGTAGGCACCACATGAGCTCATTGGTACGGCACAGTCAAAGATTGCACCTTCATCTGGTCGTACACCAGTGTTGGATCTACCCATAGGGGATCCGAACTTGGTGCTTACCTCTGTAATGATTTTGTCGATCGTTCTCATGGTTATAAGTTTGGTTCAAATTGAATACCGACCCAGTGAAGAACCATATACCTTCTGGCATTGTTCATTCGGATCATTGCTTTAAGCTGCTCGACCTTCATGAAGTCAGCTTGTGCGTCCAGTTTCCATAGACGTTTCCACTCCTTTTCGATTGCCGCGTTCTCTAATGGAAATCCTTCAGTACCATACACCTTCTGGAATCGCTTCCACAGACGCTTGATGTCTCGGTTTAGGTGTCTTGCTTCTTCTGTTGTCATGATGTTGATTGTTAAACGGTTAAAGAATTTCTTCTGTTACTACAGTTGTGTAGGTCACTTTCTTGACGGCTACACCGTCCTTGAATAGTATCACAACATTGTCACTCATGTCGTAATACTCTTTCCAAAAGGAATAATCATTCTCTGCTTCGTCTTTTTGCCATTCGTAAAAGGAGGTTTGGCTCCCTCCATGATTTACTACATATACTTTTTTCGGTTCTTCTGACATGATTGATAGTGATTTAGGTCGTGAATAAACTCCTGTCTTTGGTGACGATGCTGGTGTGCTCCGTCTTGTCGATGTCCTTTCCTTGGGCATCTCTCCAGTATGGTAATGTCTTAGGGTTGTAAGATATGCGGAACTGGGGTGCAAATCTATTGACGGTGACGTACATGGGTTGAGCGTCAAAAACGTGTACCATAATGTTGTCACACCTAATAAAGGCACATACCGATCGGTTGCGTCCCTCATATATCTTAGTGGCCATGCCTTTCTGGTTGTATAGCTTACATCCGCCCATCTCTATACAAACCTCGTCTGGCTGGTAGAAGTTCACTTCTTTGGTTCGAAGATCCTCTACTCTCCACGTCATGTAGTTCTTGCCGGCACCTAGGTGGAAGCGTACCTTGAATGGCCTAATCATCTTGCTGATCTTTAGGCACTAGGTAGTACTGGCTTATGATGGTTGATATAAGGCATCCGATGCCTATTTCGATCATAGCTGGGTCATCCCCTGCTTTTCTGATCATGTCCTTCGCTGTCTCGATGTCCTTCTGAGGTGCGAATATAGAGTTCACTCCTTTTGGTGAATGGTCGATCTCTGGCCTTAATTCAAGTAGTCTTGAAAGGAAGTACTGATCTTTTGGCATTCTTTTTTCTCGTTGTCCCATGATGTTGTTGATTTATGACGTTTCGTCGGTGAAAAAGTAATAGTCGGCACCGTAATCGTAATAGATGCCTACTCCGTTGATCTCTTCGATCATGAACCCGCTATGAGCTGGTTTGTCTTGCTCCATAACCTCTACCTCCATCCAGTCGAGCCCTCTTGCGTGGTTTTGAGCGTTCTGGAGGGTGGCTTCGTGTCCGTCAAGTATGTGATCGAATATTTTCATACTGTTGATATTGATTAAACGACCATGGTAGCGTACTTGTACACTCCCTTGGCTATTTCGTTGTTAACGTCGTTGATGAATGCCTCGATACGATCTTTGAACAGTTCGTTAGCCTCTGGCGTGAACTCGTCCTTGACCATCTTGGTCATATTCCTTTCGAAGATCTCTATAAGCTGAGCGTCCAGCATTCCGAATGCTAGTACTAGCTTTTTCTCCTCGTACTGATTGTGCATGTCACACAACCCTCTTGATAAGAGATCTATGTTTATGGTTACTCGCCTTCCGGCTACTTCTAATACTTTCATAACTATATAGTTCTAATTAATAGATCTTATTAATAAATGCATCGAATTTCAATGCATCCGCATATACGTGAGCAATGCGGATGCATATCCACTCTTCATCAATCAACAATAAATGGGGTTAAATATTCTATTAGCCTGACCGCTGCCTTGTAGACTGATTCGATCCTTCTGTGGCTGACCTCGGCTATGTATCCGAAATCGTAATCCTTGTAAGACGCAGTGATGGTGGTAGTGTAGCATGGGTCTCCGTTCTCTTTAGATGTAGAACAGAACTCCATTCTTATGTCGCACACCAGAAATTCGTCCTTCCTGTCTGGCTCCGGTCTTGATATGCTTTCGAGCTTGTCGATAACAGGCATCAGTAAAGCCCAGTCTTTGTCGGGATTGTAGGAAACCCTTCCTCCCATATAGGTTCTGACTTGGATCCCCATGAATTTACCTATTAGCTTATTGCTTTCGTTGTTATTCATATCTCAGGTTTAGGATCGTGTCTGTTGTAGAAGGCATCGCATCGTGTCTGGACGTCCTTGGCTATCTCACACCACACACCGTCCTCGTTGTTGTCTACTACAGTCTCCGAGTACTCTCGGATGGCGTTGATACCCATTGCTCCGAATGGGCTGAAGTTCATGAGGTTCAATACTAGTTCCACGTTGTTGTCTGGATTTGATACTGACATGGTTATGGGTTTTGGTTCTTAGCTTTCCTGATTGCTGCCTCTGCTTCGGCGGTTAGCTCCTCGTGTCTGTCATCGTCGTACTTCCGCCCCTCCTCTGGGTGGTTGAACTTCAAGAAATCTGTTAGTTCGGTGAGCGCCTTGAGTAGATCTGGTGATGCTGACATGAGGTGAGCGTTCTCCTCAGCCTCGTGGTAGTCTGGCACCTCATGACTCCAGCAGCCTACTCTTGCTACTCCATGGTCTTGAATGTCGCCTTCTCCGAGGTCTTTCTCCTGTACGATCTGGATGTTATCGAGCTCCCCGACAACCTTCCATTTTTTGGTTTTACCTGACATAGTTATGGGTTTAGAATGACGGGAAGCCATGGTTTATAGCGTTGATGGTGATTGCGGCACCTAGTGCGAGCACGAACCCTAACAGGATCGCTGTCTCGGATACCACCTTGGTTGATACCTTAGAAGTCTGTCCTTTAGCTTTTGCGGCTAACACTTCGTTCTTTACTGCTTTTGAGTTGATTGAATTTTTCATGATGTCTCGATGTTTGATGATTAATTGTCTTGGATCCTACGTTGGATCTCCTGTAAAAATATGTTTCCGTCTAGGGTGTTCATCCATAGTTCAGTGCAGAATGCTGCTGCTACTCTGGATGCTTCGTTGCTGAATGCGCTGCTGTATTTCTCTGGTTTAGGTTTCATGGCTGTCTAGTTACAGGTGAAGAATGGTTTAGTTTTACCGCGCTGGGTTATCCCAGTCACCGGCGTTTTGGGTGCTCTTGTCCAGAACAGCCCTCCGCTGCTTATGTAGAAGTTCGAGTCTCCGATTCTTCTACGCCTGTTGAGCTTGTATTTCATGGTTGATAGAGATTAATTGAATGCGTATGCGGTGCCTTTGCTTGTCTCGATTACCTCGTCGGCACCCTTCATAACCATTAACATTTCTTCGTCAAGGTAGTAAAGTTCGGCGTTAGTGTAGTGAACTATGCAGCTGTGTTCGATTGATTGGAATACGTTTGCTCTTACGTGCTTTACCTCGTCTGAATAGAATGAGGATCCTGCACCGTCTAGGATGTCGTTGATACGTTCTGGTGTGTTCATGTTTTCTTGGCGTTAACTGTGCAGATGATGCACGTAGTTGCTGAATGTGTTTGGCTTGCGTTCAGGAATTGTTTCCCGCAGCATTGGCAGTTAAGTGTGATCATTGTATTGATTGTTGATGAGTATTCCAGACAGGATTCGAACCTGCGACCTCTCACGTTTGTAGGCGAGTGCTCTTGCCACTGAGCTACTGGAACATATAAAAGCACCGAGGTCTTATGGTTGCCTCGGTGCTAGTTGTCTCTGCGTTGAGCTTATCGTCCACTACGCAGATACAGCGGACACTTTAGTGTACAGATCATTGTGACCTGTGGCCTACTCACGTTTGTAGTGGTGAATAGGTTGTTGTTTGTTCTGACTGTTTCCCCTTTACTAAGGTTCTCGGCGATATTTCAATCGCGGCGATGATTAACAAGATGCTGCCAGATAGCTATCAATTGATACGGCTGTTCCGTGTCTGTGTTGTTGGTCTATTAACCCCGAGTCACAAGGGTGCTGCATTGTTAGTATTAATGCAATCCATTCAAGATGTCCCCGCTATTATAATACGCATACTAAGTGGCAACACTACTGGACACCCTAAAGAGGGCACACGTAAAGACGTGCATTTGTCCGGTTGCTACCTTTCGGCGGCGGTTAACTAGTGGGTGTGGTGGTTCCAATGTGGCACCGGTTCACGCTATTGCGTACACCCTAGGCAATACTATTTTTTTGCCTGTGCTTTGTTCTGACGCTCCACTTTTGCGGCACGTGCGATATGTTGGTTGTGACCCTTTAGCACCTTGTTACAAATGAGCGTCATTTGGCCCTCAGTGAATAACTGCAAGTCCTTGTACTTTGGACTCACTTCTATGGCCGCTTTCACGTTAGCGAATGTAAGGCACTTTAGCTCTTTAGCCGTCATCGTTTCCTTGGCCGCCTTCAAGAAGTCCTTAAGCGCCTTATTTAGGCCCATAGAATCAACGCGCTTTACTTTAGCCGTCATCTGCAGGCGCTTGTATGCATTGGTGTTGTCCTTATCGAATGCTTGCACGGCTGCAAGGTCGCTCGCTGCTCGCTTGTTCATCTTCGCGGGTTGCTTTGCTCTGCGTTCTTTGTCCGCCTTCGTTAGCTTGTTAGCCTTCTTAGTTGCTTTGCCTTTCGGCGCTTGTTTTGTTACTACTGACATAATGTATGTGTGTTAGTGTGTGTATTGATGAATGTTTGTTTGTTGGTGTTGTATAGTGTAACGCTGATACTTCAATAAAAGTTACGAGAACGCAACAAATAACTTGTAACTAACTGAGGATCAATAGAATAAAATTAGCGTAATTAGTTGGACATCTTAACATAATAGGCTTAATATAGTGTTAACCGTGTGTGTGTAGTATGCTAAGGTGATGCGAGCGCAATGCAGCCGCAAAGCGTTGGTATCACTGGGATTAAGGGGATTGGGTTATGTACTTCTTCCTACAGACGAGCGCCAAAACAACTCACAACCCCCCAAAACCACGACAAATAGGCCAAATAACGACAATAATCACCCCCTGTAACGTGTTGGCCCTCAATCAATTAGCCCCAAAAAGAGGTAAAGATAGTTACGCCCTCTCATAAGGTGCATTTGTCGCGGTTCGGTTTTCCCTCAGATAGGGGAGGGGCCGGATGTATATAATAGTACCCCCACATACACGAACACCCTGTAAACGCCCCCCTAGTAGTTTTTTCTCCCAGACAGGAAATAGGCATCCCTAACTTGTTGACTACCAATAAATTAAGGGGGAGGGGTATCTATATAGCAGGTACCTATATATGCGGACGAACATGCGCTCGGATATGCGGACGCATCCAATATCGATGCATATACTAATAAGAAAGAGTAGAGTTAGCTATATAGCAGTATAGTGCCACACATTATTCTGGTGAACTGAATACTGGGAGGGGCAGGATCAATACTTAATAGTAAGTAAACATATATAATAACTACAATTAGATAGGAAGAGGGGTTGGTTTTCAATTAGTTAGGTAGTGGGTATATTGACAGAATGAAAACATTTCGGGTTCCGTTTGTCAGGTATAAGGATAATTTACTATATTTGCTGTGCCCTTGGTGGGGAATGTACACCATTGTCCTTGGCGCAGGATATAGGAGTTGTGGTTGGTCTGGTCTAATCGGACCGACTACTTCTCTAAGCGTCAGTCTTCATCGACATCTATTTACTAACTAATACATCATTATGAAAATCACTATTAAGGAGAGGGATCCTGAACCTATTGAAAACATATTCTACATTGGGAATGTAGTTGTCTTAAAGAACCACGACGACGTATCACCAGTACTTGTAACCGGCGGCGTAGACTCTGGAGCTAATTTTAGCGGAATAGCTTTAAGCCCTGAAGGTCCGTCACAGATTCTTGAAAATAAATTTGGCAAGGACCAATTCGAACAGTTCCACGGGACCATAACACTGGAGGCGGGATCATGATGTTCAGATGTAAATTGGAATTATCAAACGGACAGCTGCTAATAGATAAGCATATATCGGCTAGTGATAAGCATCAGGCTAAAGGTATTTTTATCGGGCAGAAAATAGAAATCATAAGTCGGGTAAGTAGGTACTCAAGTCTTGGGACCATTAACATGATTCGGGCTGGAAAAGAATCAATAGAGGAGGTGGGATCATGAAGCTAGTTAGTATGACAGATTTTGTTCTGGAGCTATGTGAGGACACTGGTGGATCATACGGATGGGCTATCAGTCAATCTTGGGAGATAACGGTCAACTACGCCAAGTTCCTAAAGCAGCCTTTAGAGTTATGGATGTTTGTTCCTTGTGGTGAAGATGGGGAGGAGTTGAAGTATTGTAAGGAATGTTATGAAAGTAGAAACCTTTAAACCAAAAAGAAGATGAGTACAATAGAGATGCTTGAAGAAAGGCAAGAAAATAATAAGTCAAGCCATTATGTTTCTGTAAAAATTTCTCCAACAGAGTATAATCACTTTAAAGTTGACGAAGCTGTAAAGACTTATATTCAGCAGTTGGAAAATGCACTACATAATGAAGGAGTAAAGAATACATTAATTGAATTATATCCAAGACTAAAACCAAAAGAATATGAGTAAATACTACACTCCAGAATTAGAAGAGTTTCATGTGGGCTTTGAGTATCAAGCAAAAGTTGTTGACTACTTCAGAGGGATTGAAGATGTTCATGAACAAGGTTTAAAAAAGAAAGACGTAGAGGACACTGATAAAAGAGAAGACTGCGACGGTGCAAGATATAAGCGATACCGTTGGTGTGATTGGGAAGTTTATGAGGATTCTTTCTATATACCTGACGCAGGGGTTAAGTGGTTAAGAGTAAAAGCTCTAGATCATAAAGACATAGAAGATTACTTGAATAAGGTCGAGCAGGCAACAGGAAAGAAATGGAAAAGAGGTAGACATTCTGTAAAAGGCGACGCTCCAAAAACAAGTCCTTGGGTGGAGTATATTTTCGAAGATGCTTCGTCTATGATCTTCAATGAGCACCTTAAGAAGGTTCTGGTAGAGAAGACTGGCACACATGGAAGAGGAAGTCACATGGTGTTCAACGGCACCATCAAAAACAAATCAGAATTAAAGAGAATACTAAAACAGATAGGAATATGAAAGCAAAGGAATTTAGCAGGTACTTAGACAAGATCGGGTGCCGAATCGAATGCAAGAACAAAGATGGCAGAAAGAGTGTCGAGGTCATTGCTGCAGAGAGAGACGAGAAAGGAAATACTGTTCTCACAAAAGCAGGTAATCCAAACGAGACCTCGGTGATGAAGGTGTACTCCGAGAAAAAGAACGACTCGTACATCGAGATGGTCAATTATCTGCACTTACAGCTGCTGACCTATGGCGTGGGATACATAATCATGGCTAGAGTTGAAGAACGGGCCAGTGAGACAACCGCTGATGCCAAGGAGGCTGGACTCATGGATGAGAAGGCTGAAGACAACCAAGTGGATCTCGAAGACATGATCGCTGAGGTCGAAAGCGAGGAGCCGGCGTCGAAGCTCAAAGTCGTGAAGAAGGCCAGTAAAAAGAAAAAGGCTGGCAAATAGCTTGTTTTCCTTTTGTCAGGTTTTTGTATATTTGATGAAATCAACTAAAAATCAAGATTATGTCAAAGTTTAAGAAGTCTGACTGGCAAAAAGCAGCAGGCGATCTAGGCATTGAATTTCAAGAAGACGACAGCATCGGGTCTTTATCCGAACGCGTTGCTTTCAATCTAGGCATGGACAAAAAGTCCACGCTCGCTGAGATTCAAAAAGGAGCAGAAGACCATAAACCTGCACCAGCCAAAAAGAAGACCACCAAAAAAGTGGGCAAAAAAGAATCTGGCAACAAGAGTTGTGGCTTCAATAAGGTAATTGCTGATCGGGGTGAGCGCATCTGCTTATCGATCAAAGGTCATGAGGTTTGGCTCCCTAGTGAGCATGCTGATGTGAACAAGTCCAAGAAGACAGTATCTATGCCTGCTTGGTTGTTCGATGTTAAAATCGGCAAATTAGAGGAAGCGTAAAGGAACATGAAGCGGTGTAGTGCCGCTTCTTTTTTTTGGATATGAGCAAGAGAAAAAATGGATGGGGAATCTACGGAGTAAAAGTAGAAGTAAACCCCAAGGTTTGTTATTACTGTAAGAATGAGATGGACGAGTTCAGCCGAACTGTTGACCACCTGATTCCGGAAAGTCGCGGCGGAATACGAGCGAACAAGAACAAGCTGTACTGCTGTGGAGACTGTAATAAGCTTAAAGGAGACATGACCCCAGAGGAGTTTGAGAGGGCGCTTAACTCCATGATAAGACTCGAATCTAAAGGGCATAAAAGGAGAGCATCGTACCTAAAGAAAGTTCTGGGGAGCGTGAAAATACTCACTGAGCAGAAAAGGAAGGTCGATGGAAATTAACACCGAAGAAGAATTGTTGAGACAATAATGGGAACGAAGAGAGTATATCACTTACTACACAACGAGCTGGCTAGGATTGACGAGAACATTCTCGAGATCGAAACCATCTACGTTGTTGACAAGCAGACTGGGGGCATGATCCCTATCGCTGAGGGGATTCCGGAAGACGCCGAGAAATTCATTCAAGACATCAAGAAGCGAAACACTAAAGGTCTCAGCTTCGCTATGATCTACCAAGAAACTCAGATGGAGCTCTGCAAGAAGCTCAGCGGAAATTCGTTTAGGATCCTGTGTATGATGCTGGGAAATATGAAATACGACAACAGCGCGTATGGTCTAACACATAGAAAGATAGCCGAGTTTCTGGGTATGTCTACTAGAACGGTCAACAGATCCATGAAGGAACTTGATAGATCAGGGTCTGTAGTCTCGACTGGGAGAAAAGGAAGTATAGTCTACCACATTAATCCGGCATACGCTTGGAAAGGTTCGTTCCACCGAATCAAGTATAAGCTGCCGATGTTCGATAAGGCAATGGAAGAGGATTTGCCGTTTACTTTTGGACGCGAAGACAACGAGGAATGACATGAGCGACAATTCAGACTTACCATTTGACCTAAGCAAAGAGGTTATCCATATCGAGACCAAGGAATGGATGCCGTTTCATGCACCAACGGTGTACCCGAAATCTTTTGTAAGATGGGTAAACAGCATCAACAAGGGCTGGAAGAATCGGATCCAGTACAAGCCCTACGACATATACGTCAAGCAAGCCATGAACTGGCTGGCAGAGGACGACGACATCCTGAACTACAGGGATGAGGCTGATCAGGAAGATTACGTCATTCAGGAGTACCAGAGATGTCAGGACAACACCCTTTACTTCGCCAACAAGTATGGCTACCTCAAGGAAGGTGACGCCCAAGGAGGTAAGATCAAGTACACAGCTTGGGAACCACAGCAGATCCTGCTGTTCCTTCTGGACAGCGGATACAACTGTATCATCGGTAAAGGTCGCCAGATTGGTTTCACTACCACGATGGGTCTGGCTGCGATGAAGAAGATTAACTTCAACAAGTCGTACTTTGTTAAATTTATCACACATACCAAGGATAAGGGTGAAGAAATTTTCCGAGACAAGATTAGATGGGGTTTTGGTCAGATAGAAGATTGGTTGAGGCTTCCGGCATACAATGATGCTCACAACGTCCTGTCTCTTCAAGAAAAAGCTAAGAAGGGTGAGACTAAAGGATCTTACTCTAGAATCGAGGTTTCGACTCCAGCTGTAGATGCCATTAACGGTGGATCCCCTAACCTTGTTCTTATCGATGAAATTGGCCTATTGGAGCTTTTCGGAAAAATGGTTCGTGAAGGTCGTCCAACACTATTCTTCTTCAACCCAGAAACCAAGCAAATGGAGATGAGACGCCAATTGTTCTGCTGGGGAACTGGTGGAGAAATGGGGAAGGGTGGCGCTATATTCGAGGCGGAGTTCAAGTCAGCTCTCAAGAACTGGAAAGAAGGCAATCACGCGCATGGAATCATTCCATTGTTCTTTGATGCCTATGCAAGGCAGGGTATGACGGACGAGAGGTACAGATCAGAGAAGAAGCTGTACTACGGTGTAACTGGAGTTGACGCAGCCTCATCCAAGGTTCAGTTCCACCAGCACTACCCAATAACCCTTGAGGACATGTTCCTCAGAACTGCTTTGACCATAATCCCTGTGGATGAATGCAACAAGTACCTCTCGAAGATTTACAACATGAACCCAGTCGATCAGCCTCAGTATGGATACTTTGAGCCGATATACGACCAGACATCACCCACTCCAGATGGAGCTCTTCCATTCAAGCTTGTCGGAAGTAGATTCATTCCTACGGAAGGTCGGGGCGACGAGAGAACATCCTCCGTGGTGTTCAAGCATCCTCCTCAGGGGGAGAATTGGGAATATCGATGGTACCAAGGAACGGATCCAATTAACTCTGAGACTGGACACTCAAAGATGTCCTCCTCAATTTGGGATGCTCTGAACAATACATGCGCCTCGATGGTGTTCTGGAGAGTAAGGGCATACAAGGAGTGTTACCTCCAGTGCCTCCTACAAGGTCTCTACTTTGATCAGGTCGGAGGCGGAGCTAAAGAACTAGTGGAGAGCAATATAGGTGATTCGTATGTCGACTTCCAAGACATGGTTGGGTACAGTAGAAGATTGGTGGCCAACAGAGCTCTACCTACCCACATGCAAACCCCGTCCAGCAAGTTTTGGGGGATAGCCAACAAGGCGAACACCGCCGGCTACATCGCCGGTAAGATCATTGAGATGATTGACGCATACGCACCCAATATCTATATCGAGTGGTTCTTCGAGCAAATAAAGACCTTCGTCGAAAAGGATCTGGCCGGTAGGTCGTCTCATCGTGAGACAAGATTTCAAGCTGCAGATTTGAAGACAAATTATGATGACGGTATCTTCTCAATGGTTTTTGCGTATATAAACGCTCAGGCACATTCTAAGTACGAGCCTAGGCTTATAGACAGTGCAGAGGAGAGCGTCAGACAGAGGAGGTATGTTCAGAATGCCGACACTAACTGGAAAATGAGACTAGCTCTTGTCGATGAGAACGGAAAGGTAATACGGTACCTTGGGAGCGGTAGGTAGATGTATCTGAAAAAAGATTATATTTGTATTGATTGCACCGTGCAGGTGTTTTTTATTAACTGTACCGAGCCGATACTGGCTCTGTGTAAACAAAAACCAAATTATTATGTCACACAAACCAACAGATGTTGCTGTATTGAACACGATTCAAGCAGTAGCGGCAGATGTTGTCCTATCGGGCGGCAAGCTGCAGTTGAATGATGGATCAGTAGATTTACTCTCTGAATCCGTTAGAATTAGCGATGGAATTGCTGTAGTAAAATCAGCTTATGCAGCTGGAACTGCGTCAGTAAAAGAATACGACTTAGCGGGAGTATCTCTTACTGCAAACTCTCAATACGTTATGTCGATTGAGGTTCCTAAAGTTGCAGGCTTCAACAACGTTCTAGTTTCCAACGGAAACCACGGTCGTAACGAAGCGAGTGAATTGCTACGTATTCGCTCATACACCGTATGGGTAGGATCTGCTCCAACAGCTGATGAGTTAAAAACTCTTTTCATTGACCGTATCAACTTAGACGCAAGCACTAGAGTTACCGCTGCAAGCGGCGGATCTGGTGTTGTTGAGCTTACGCTTAACGATGTGAACGACGGAGACTTCTCTACTACTGCTCCGGCAGGAGCCGTAGAAGCAGTAACAACTCCATACGTTGCACCTGCAGGTACTCCGGCATTGGTTGAAGCGGACGCTCCAAGCGCATCTTCAGCTACAGGTCAGTACACTACATGGAAGATTACGCTTAATCGCCTAAGAAACCATAACGGTGTTAGCGGTGGCAAAGTGTACTTCACTGAGGAGACTCGTGTGTATGCTGATGCGACAGCTACGAATTACGCTGCCTTTGCAACAGAGATGGATGCTGTTCTTGACGGAACACACACCCCAGCTGCTGATTACTTAGGACTGTAAGTCATTGAGGGGGTGTAATAGCCCCCTCTATTTTTTTAACCAAAAACACTGAACCATGGGTTATACAAGCCAAAGAGCTCAAGACGCTCTAGCAAAACACGGATCGAGAGACACTGATCCGCCAGTCAAGAAAGAAGAAGCTAAGACGGAAGTAAAAAAGGGCCTAAAAAGCACGGTTTCCAAAGCTAAGACATCAGAAGTTAGAGCTAAGCAGAACGTTAAGGGAGGGGCCGTGGCTGTCAGAGACAGAGCTGCTAGAACCTATAAGCAACAAGCCATCAATAGGGGTACTGCAAAGTTAACATACTACGAGGAGCAGAAGAAGAAGAATAAGGCTGCCGTGTCTGGAAACAAGCCAAAAGGCTCAGTATCTGGAAACAGGTAATGGCCTACACTTCTGAATACGCGCACAACTCCTTGCTCAACGATTCCAGCCTTATCAAAAAGGCTTACGTTGGGAGCAAAAAAGGTGCGTCAAAAAAGAAACGTAAAAAGAAGAAGAGGAACCGATGCTCCTCTTCTCTTATTAACACAAGCAAGTTTGGATGAATGATATAACATTATTTGAACCTACAGGTAGAGATATGGCGCTCGACTACCCAGAGCTCCTTAAGTATCCAGAACTTATGGGTCTGAAAGATAGGGAATTAAGACTATGCTGGCTTATGGGAAACCGAACAAGTCCGATAGCAGGCTATCCAGTAGCCAAGAGATTAAAGGCAGCTGTAGCTCAATCTTACGGTAGGGCTTCTCAGAACAAAGGGGACGCTAAGAAAATGCTCGAGGGAGACATCCCTGATCACATAGTCCTCGGCATCAAAAGAATGGCATCCTTTAGACCTAGCAATAGGTTCAGAGGAAAGATGATGCAGCAGAAGATATTCGAGAACCTTGAGGAACTCGTCTACGTATCTGATGATGACAAGAAGGTTATGGACATAGACGACAAGAAAAAGTACGCCGATCTTGTCATTAAGATATCTGGCAACTTGGGAGAGATGCTTATCGCAATGGAATCCGGATTTGGAATCAGTGTTAGGGATAAGGAAAAAGGTAAAATAAAAGTTAAGACTAGTTTGAGCGCCGTCGCTGACAGAGCTGATGAACGACCATAAATAGCACGAAATGCCTTTATTTGTAAATACAAGTACGATTCGACCTAATAGGTTGACGCCTGAATCTAAGGATGAGCGTTATCACTCCGACTGGGGCCGATGGTGTCTTCAATCTATAAACCATCCTCTCCACAGGAACTTTATAGCCAAGACTCTGACGAACTGGTCTTTCTATAAGGGTGGTGACGGTCAATGGATTTTCGAAGAGGATCTGGAAGCTTTCTTCCTAGACGAGTCTGGTGATGTGAAAAACAGACTGAAGATTGCGAAGAACCTCATCAAGCCGATGGTTCAGCAATACGAAGGTAACGCTATAAGACTTTCGTTTAACGCCAAGGCCAGAGCTACCTCAGACTTCTCGATCAATAGAAGAGAACAAGAGCTGGGTAGACTTCAGTTCTATGAAGCGGCTGCTGCGGCCTATCCTGATATGAGGGAAGGCATTAAAGACCGACTACCTATCGGAGAAACCCCAATAGAGACAGAAGAGATATTCGAAAACTCTTGGATTGAAGAGCACGAGTCAGACATCAACAATCTGCTGAAGTTTGTAGCTCAAGACATTGACATGGACGAACTTAAGATCCGTATCTGTAAGAACTTGGCTATGTCAGGACTTGGCATTTACAAAGGATTTGAGCAGAACTCCAGATACTTAGGGGATTCTATAGATCCTCTATTCTTCTTCTGGGATCTAAGCGCCAAAAAGCCAGACCTCAGCGATGCTGAATACATGGGCGAGTGGAGCTACATGGATGCCCCTTCTCTTTTTGAGAAGTACCAGAACCTCGGCAAGCACGAGCGCGAAGCCATCGAGAGGTATGCTCAGAACGAAAGCGGCAGTACTCAGAAAATGGTTCATAGCTACTATGCTATTAGCGGTTCTAAAATTCCGGTATATGAAGTGTACTGGAAAGACATGGAGCAACAGGAGTATGGGTACATAGAAGATGATTACGGCTACCCGCACTTCACGAGAATCAACCACGAGGAGTCTGAGTACACCGACAAAGACCTTATCGATCCGCCTACTGACGCTCACAAAAAAATCCTAGGGAACAACAAAAAGAAGAAGAGAATCTTCGTTGATGTTCTTAGGTATTGCGTGTTCATTCCGAAAGAAGAAGTAGGAGCGAATATGGCAGAAGATATTATTCTTGAATGGGGAGAGCTTCCTTATCAAGAGAAATACGCGTTTGACCCATCTAACGTAGAGTTCCCATACAAATGCTACACTTGGGCGTATGACAAAGGAGAGGTTCTAAGCCCCCTCGACGATGCCATCCAACCACAGCGATTGATCAACAGACTTATATCTGTAGCTGAATCACACATCAACAACTCTAGAGGAGAAGGTACCGTTATTGCTAAGGAAGCGGTAGACCCTAGAGACGGAGAGGAAACTCTCGTGCGGAACATCAACAAGTCGAAGCCGATCTTCGTTGATACGACCAGAACAGGAAGTGTACAAAATGCTGTGGGAACTTACGGGGCAACAATTGGAAGTGGAACAATGTCTATTTTCAACATCGTTGGAGAGCTTCAGCAAGGACTTCAGGACGTTACTGGCATCAATGAGGCTATGACCGGAACCCAAGGTGGGTCCGACGCCCTTGTTGGTGTAATCCAGTCTCAGATCCAAAGAGGGTCTCTTGTTCAAGAACCATTCTACCACGCCCTCACAACTATAATGAGACAGGCACATCAACACATCGCTAGTGTTGGTAAACGAATTTATGCCGAAAACCCAAGACGTCTAGCCATTATGGTCGGCGACAAAGGGATGCACAACATTGTTATGACTAAGGACATGTTGATGGAGGAGTTTAGAACCTTCATTACCAGATCAGAAGGAGAGCAGAGTGCCGTGGCTAGTGGAAACGAACTATTGTTCACTCTACGTCAAATGAATCTTATCGATGATATTAGGTTCGCAAACCTTTACGGAAGATCTGACTCCGATCAGATTGCTGACTCATTGAGAGACTACCAGAAAGAACTGCTTCAGGCTTCTAGAATGAAGGACAAAGAAGACGCTCAGTCAGCTATTGCCCAACAAGAGGAGATGGCAGCAATGAATAGCTCTATGATGGCGCAGGAGCAGGACGCAATCGATAGAAACGAAACGAATCAAGCTCTCAGTAGAGAGGCTGACATAAACAAGGTTCTCCTAAAAGAGGGCGCAAAGAATCAACGAGAGGAGATGAAGTACGCAGCAAACGGAACCCCTCCAGATCAAAACCCATTTAAGAGTTAAATGAGTTATATTTGTTAATCAAATTGTAAAACATGAACGAAGAAGAACAAGAAGCCCCTGACGTTGTATTTAACGACGTAAACGAAGGGGAAGGCCAAGGAGCTGCTGAACAACAACAACAGCAAGCCTCTCGAGACGAAGAACAAATTTCCGAAGAAGAGATTATGAGTAACTGGAACCAGTTAGAGGTTTTGGCTAATGATAATCCGTCGGTAAAAGAAACTCCTGAATACAAGGCGATCCTCGAGCAGGTTCAGTCTATGAATGGAGAATCTGAGGAAAAAGAGGGGGAAGAAGAGGCTCCTTCAGCCGAATCCAAAGGTGGTGATAGTGAAGGCGCAGCCGCTGAGGATAAAGAAGGTGAAGATGAGGAGTCTGACGCGTTCGGATTAACAAAAGGAGGCACTAAACCTAATGAAAAAGCCATTGACTTTGAAGTACCAGAGGAAATGTCTAACTTTATCACCAGTAACTACGGGGTCGAGGATCCTGAAACGTTCTTTACATCGGTAGACAAATGGCGCCAGCAAAGCCAAGAAGGTGCTCAGGTTAGAAAAGACCATGATGATATTTTGGAGGGACTTAAAGATCTTCCTTCTGACATCAAGGCAGCTATCACGGCACACTCTAACGCTGAGGATTATCGAGAGGTATTCAACAGCACCGGCTCAAGACTGGACTTCGACACTCCCTTTAAGTCACAAGACAAAGAGGTCATTGTCCAGCACTACTTCAAAGATTCGCACGATAAGTTAAACGTAAAGTTAGACAAGGGCGACATTGATGAGGATGATTACAATGAGCGAATAGAGGAGTTATACACTAACTCCAAGCGTTCGTTTAGTTCAGATCAGAAAATGATTAAGGATCGACGTGCCGATATGATCGCTAGTGAAGGAGAGTTTCAAGAAGCTCTCAGAACTAGTGGCTCCGGTTCCCTAGATCTCTTGAAAGAGAAGTACCCTAACTTCGGTAAGTCTAACCTGCAAAGGGTTAAGCAGCACCTAGATAACGGTAACATTGAAGATCTGTTCCGCAAGGATGATGGCACGTATGGCCCGAGAGCAGCAGAAATGCTTGCTTTAGCTTTATACGGAGATGAGGTGATTGACCGCCTGACGAAGTCCGCCACAAAGAAAGGCGCTTCTAAGGCAACTGAAAAGATGGTAGGAGTAGCAGCGAAGAAGCCGAGATCTAAAGGCGCACAACAAGTGCCGACAGATAACCAAGCTCTAGATGCAATTTCGCACCTTACTGGACAGTTTAAGAAAGATCCTTATAGCTAACCAATTTGTAAATTAAAAAACCGAAATAATGCCATTATACAATCTGCCGAACGATCAGTTCGCAAACGTAAACCTAAATTCCATTGGCTCTGAGTACGCTAAGAACTTTGGAAAGGACTTGAGCCTATTGGTTCAGAAGTTCACCAACACATCAATTTTTGACTCTTCTCCACAACAGTTCTTCGATTTGAAGCTACTCAACATGAAGCAATTCATGGAAGTACCTTCTGATGAGTACTACTACAAGGAGATGGGTTACCAACGTGAGCCTTTGACGGCTACGTCTGGAGTAGCAGCTGCTACATATCCTGCAACTCAATCAATTCCAATTTCTGGTCTTGACAATATTAGCACAGACACGATTATCGTGTATCCTAATAACCAAAAAGGAACTGTTGTTGCTATTAACACAACTACCTCAGAAATCACTGTAAAGCCTTACACTAATGATTCTCTTCCAGCGGTTTCCGCTTCGGATCAGTTCCAGAATCATTCGAGTATTGAAGCTGATGGTGCTGACGGATGGGCGCAGTATTTCCGCGCTGATACGATCGAGCGTCACAACTTCATCCAGCTTTTCAATAAAGTTATTCGTTACGGCGAAGTTGAACTTCACAAGTTGAAGAGAAACGGAACTACAAATAACTTCCTTGAAATGGAGCGCGATCAGATGATGCGTCAGTTCCGTACTGATATCTCTAACGCATTCTGGAATGGTCAGCAAGGCGAAGTCACTCTTAAGAGTGGGGCTGTAGCTAAGTCAACTGGTGGGGTATTCCCTGCAATGGTTGCGGCTGGATCTCCAAACGCGGCAGCGACTTCATCTACTCTTACTGATGCATTTGAAGACATGGTTCTTTCATCTGAATACGGAGAATACGGTGCTGTAAGGTTCGCCTTCATGACGCCTCGCCTTCACCTCAAACTATCTAAGGCATACAAAGACGAGAAGACTCGTTATGCACCGGATGATGATGGGGTAACGAAGCTTGCTCTTAATGAGGTGAACATCGGTTCATCACGTATCGTAATGGTACCTTACCAACGATTCGAAGATGACGCATCTTTCCCAGCTGCGTTCAAGAACCGTATCATAATCCTTGATATGAAGAACATCAACCTATGCCAGCTCTGGGGAGAGCGTTCAGGAGAAACTCTCGATCGTAAAGACGGGATTCCTAAGCGTTACAAAGAGATGTGGGTAGATGCCAACATGGGCGTTAAATTCAACAACCCACTCGGTTGCGCTTGGATTGACGTACAATAATCTAATTGGGGAGTTCCTTACTGGGGCTCCCCTATTTTTCTAACTAACATCAAAAAAAATGGGTATTACTAAAAGCACAGACGAAGACTCTGTTGCGGAGATCGGTGCGGCTTCTGAAGAAGTTGTAGAGATTAAGAATGAAAAAGAAGAGACCGTTTTGGTTTCGAAGTCGTTTCTAGAAGACTTGCGTAGGGACATTGAAGAGCTAAAGACTGCTCCTCCAGTCCACTCAAGCGAAGACGAGTATGTGGATCTAAAAGATGACTACCTTGATGAGGCAGTTGTATTTTTCGCATTCAGCACTATATACGGAATCTACGGCGACAAAAGGTATGGCCGAGAGGTTGATACTCCAAGAGGAGAAGGATTCAGCTTTAAGAAGCTTTACCGATACGGAAAAAGAAGAACTGCCAGAGGAATTGAAATGGTTAGTGTTAGCCAGTTAATTGTTCGAAGCAGAATTGATGCAGAATGGCTGAAGGCACACTCGCTGTTTAACATTAAATTCTTCGAGAGCGTCGATAAGGTTCAGAACGTTGACGTTACTTTCGCTGAAAAGCTGGCGGAGCAGAATACTATTGTCTCCAGCATGAATGATTATCAGGTGATCCAGAGGTGTAAGTCAAACGACATCGCTGTTTCGACATCAGATACTGTCCAGCTCAGAAAGATGCTTGTCAGAAAGATGGCTGATGATGCTTTGAAGAGAACGGCGCACAAAAAGAAAGTCAGAATTGACGGCATCGAACTCGACGAGAACGATCGTGAGATTAAATATAAGAAGGTTGGTGATGTTGATTCAGACAGCAAATCCAGCATTCCGTACTAAAAACGTGAAAAATGCCAATACTTGGTCAAGACATGGCGAATCAGATTCGATTCGCTTTAGATGCAGAAGGTGCAGATCATTACGATGACGCACTAGACATTATCCCTGCCATAAACGCTTCAGTTAAATGGTTGGTGAATGTTATAAACATCGCTCTTGGCGAGAAAAAAATTGGCGAGGAAATATTACAGGACTTAACGACAGCGGGAGTTTTTCAAACATCGAAGGACTCTCGTGTGTCGTTTTCTGTTTTTCCAGATCCGGTGTGGACCATTTTGGCTATATACCCTCTCCCGACCACGGAAACTACCGGCATGGCGTTCACTCCAGTAGTGGATCCTAAAAATTCAGCATACAGAAACGACTTATATCACGTTTCCTCTGACAACGACTGTAAAAGGCTTACGGTTGAAGAATGGAGCAGCAATAGAGGAAACCCATTTGAGGCAGGCTACGAAGGAAGCGCTATTTGCGACGAACTCAAAGAGTACGCGTACCTAGCTCCTATAAACTACTCTCCCAATGGTACAGGAATCATTGACAGAGAATTAGAGGTAAGACCTGCCTTAAACCAACAGTTGACAACTATTATCTGGGCCAAAGCTCCAACCCCAATTACTTCACTTGCGCAGGACATTGAGTTTCCTCAAACAGCCTTCCAAGTGCTTTTCAACAAAGCTTTACAATACATAGCGTACAAGCAGGGAGATGGGACAAGCCTACATAGTATCACAAGTCAAGATATTCAGCTTCTCATTCAATCCATCCAGTAATGGCAACGTACAGATATGTAGCAAAGGACATACAGACCTCATTAAACAAGGCATTCGATGATGCTGACAT